GAGATGCATCTACTAATCCTAACGCTCCGGGCAGTTCAGCAAGATCTGGCGACCCAGATGGCGATAAAGCCCAAGGTGCATACGCTGTGGCAAATGCAGACGTAGATGGATTATCGAACCAATTGGCTACTGACCCGAACCTAATGCAACGTGTTCAAGATAAACTCAATTTAACAGAGGCAGAAAAGAAAGCTATCCAAGAAGATGAACAAAAAAGAAAGAATTTAGCAGAAGCAATAGTATTTTTAAATGCACAAGGATCTAATCCATTAGGTTACAAGAAAAGCGAAGCTAGTGGCACAAATCCATATGTACCAGTTAGCCCAACTGATGTGGTAGATGATAATTACTCACCGGAACCAAGCGGGTATCTATATAGTGCAGAATTATTATCAGACACAGGTGGAAGTGAAACTGTTATAGGTGAACTTAGTGGAGCAACAGCACTTAATACTTTAAAAAATTCACTTAATGCTAAGGATGATGGTGAAAGTACTAGCCCGAGACCAGGCTTTAGTTATGCGGCAAGTATTGTGTCTACTTCAGGCAACACTAGTGACGGAACAGCTAAAGCAACATTGTTTGGGTACATGTTCCAAAATGTTAATGATGTAAGTATTTTAGTTGACTTAAATTTAAAAGTTAGGGGCGATCCGTGGTACTTAGGTGAAAAGCCAAAGGATCCAACAAAGGGAAGAAACATGACCCAACGGATTTCAGATAGTGGAAGGGCAACCAGTCTAGATGCTATATCATACGACGGTAATGATAATTACTTTTTGTTTACAATGCAAACTCCTAGGGTAATAGACCCTGATGTAGACGATGAAGATAACAACACAGGTTATATGAGTCAACAAGGCACAGCATACTTTATAAGTGGTGTATATCAAATTATGGGAGTAACAGCAAATTTTAACGGTGGTATGTTTGATTTAGATTTAAATGCGAAAAAGCAAACAGCACTAGACTTATCTAAATACGATCTTGTAAATGTAGATTATAATTTAGATGCTAGTCAAAAAGACAATATAACAACTGAAGAATGGCGTGAACAGCAGAGACTCTCTGAACAAGAAGCTCAACAGGGTGATGGCGGATAATGAGTATAAGCGGAAAATATAAAGCAGATAAATTTAAAGTTAGTAGAACTAACCCAGTAGAATCATTTCGAAAAAATGCAGATTTAGATTTTGGTATATACTTGGGAGAAATTATCGTTAGACCAAAAGACGATACTCACTCTGGGCGATTAACAGTATACATACCATCACTAGGTAAAGACAGAGATAATCCAAGTAACTGGGTAAATGCTTTCTGGAGTACACCGTTCGGCGGAAGTACACCTTCCAATAGAATAGGTACAGAAGTAACATCATATCTTGAAACACAAAAAACATACGGCATGTGGATGGTCCCACCCGATGTAGGTAACTGGGTACTAGTATGTTTTGCTGATGGTAAATCTAAACAGCCGTTTGTATTAAGTTGTTTACTTCCAGACCAAATGGCTTACATGGTACCTGGTAACGCTGGTGGCAAAACATGGGGCCTAGACGAAAAATTACCTGTAGCAGAAGTTAATAGGAATACTGATGGTTTGGATCATGGCAATTACTCTGAGAGACCAGTAAACCCGTACATAACAAAACCTATTTTAGACCAGGGATTAATTAACGACAAGCTCAGAGGTATATCTACTTCTAGTGCAAGAAGAGAATCGCCAAGTTCAGTATTTGGAATATCTACCCCTGGTGCAGAAGATGTAAATCTAGAAACCCTTAAAAAAGACGGCACCCATAGAACGGGTGGACACAGTTTTGTAATGGACGATGGCGATATTGATGGCGCAAGTAGAAATATAAGAATTAGAACAGCAGGTGGCAATCAAGTATTAATGGACGACACTAACGGACTAATTTATATAATAAATGCAAAAGGTAATGCATGGATAGAGATGAGTGGAGATGGAGATATTCAAATCTATAGTGAAAAAGATATTTCATACAGAGCTAAAGGCAACATTAATATACGAGCAGACAAACACTTAAACTTAGAAGGTAACACATCCGTAAATATTGCGGCTGGTGTATATGGTGAAGCACACGAACAACAAGACGAAGACGGTAACCAACGTGGCGTACTTAACATCAATGCCGGCGCAGAAGCCTCCATGAAAGTTATGAAAGACTTTATTTTAGACGTGGACGAGAAAGGCAGTATGCATTTAACTGCTAGAAACAATATATTTGCTACAGCAGAAAAAGACATGCATCTAAATGCTAAAGGTGATATGTATAATACAGCACAAGGTACTCAACACATTAAGTCCGGAGGAGAAACTAATGTAGACGCTGGAGGCAAAGCAAACGTATTAGGCAGTACAGTACATTTAAATGATGGTGGTAGTGCAACACAAGCAGAGCCTAGTCTATCAGCAACCGCAATTCCACTGAATGGTTATAAGGATCAAGGAGTACTAGTACCAGGTTGGGAGTATGATATCCAGGCGACTAGCGAGGAGAATCCATTAACAACTGAAGGTAAAAGAGAAGATGAGGACGACGGTGATGATATTAATAGTATTATAGATACAACAATGCTGACTCGCGAGCCATACATTGATCACATCAGAGACGGAAATGATTGGGAGCCGGATAGCTCTTAATTAAGAATTATCTAAACTTTTTTGTAAATCAGCAAACTTTATATAAGCCCTATATTTGCCTTCTTGTTCTTCAGCAACCATTTTTTTAAGTCTTCCTATTTCGGCTCTTAAACTGTTGCATTCTTTCTGTTTTTCAACAAGCATAATTCGTAGTTGTTCTTCTAATGTGTCGTTAAGTGAATTGATGTCAGTCATAAAATATCTCAGATTTAATAATTTCCACTGTTTCAAAATTAACTAGTACTTCGTTGTGACTAGTACCCATTTCAATCTGTTTCAAATTATTAAAATTACTTGGAACAGATTTCTGTGTTCTAACCGTGAGAGTGCCGTCGTTTGACTCTCCCATACCGGCAAGAGCATTACCGAATCCTCTGGTTCCGGTAGTTACTATATTAATTATCTTAAAATCGTTTTTAACACTTTGTAATGCTGTAATAAACGCACTTTTTGGATTTAATGCTGTAAATAGTTTACTATGTCTGAATGCATACGATAGCCACTTTGCTGTTCTACTACCGGCCCATGGAGCACTCATAGCTATAAAGGCGTTGCAATTAGCAAATGATTGTACTGCTTTTATTCCTAGTAAACATCCGTAACTATGTGCTATTACGGAAAATGGCGCATGACCGAACTCGTCTTGTATTTGCATTTTTATACGATTTACCAATCTTTCAGGCTTTTCATGAGTATCGTACTCTATGAAAAGTACGTTATGCTCTGGCAAAAATATGTGTAAATAGTTATAACTAATTGCAGATGCGCCGCTCCCATGTATGAAAACTATATTTTTCTTATCCTCTACTAGCATTCTTCAACATGGTTTCCATGTCATAGAATTCTTGCGGCACTTTTCCTTTTTGTCCTACAAGATTAACCATTTCAAATAACACATATCCTTTGGTGTGGTAATCGTAAATGCCTACAGAATGTAGACGATTCTGTTTTTTCGTCCTCATCGGGTAAAAGCGAGGCCCGTACCCAGAAGACTTATCAGTTAATTTTAACTTCCTGTTAACTGCGTCTGCTTTTTTGCAAATGCTGTCAAATCGTTCAATGATGTTTCTCATCAAATATTCCTATAAAATTTATAAAAATTAGCAAGATATTTCTTACTATGTTATTATGTATCCTTTATGCTTAAAAGTCAACATTTTTCTAGGCTTATTATAACTAGTTTTAATCCTTTAGGATAAATAGTTGTATGGCAAATATATACCGAGGATTCAGCACAGTAGGACAAATAAGAGCGCCTTATACTTTGATCGATGGTGCTCTTATAAAAGCAGACTTGCTCAACGAACTTTACACCAAGAGGGGTGAGCGAGTGATGAGACCTACATACGGGACTAGAATTTGGGATATTATAATGAACCCTTTAGACCAGTATGTCGTTGCAGAAGTTAAGGAAGATATTGAACGTATAGTAGAAAAGGACAGTAGAGTAGAAATGACCGACATGTTTACTGACGTACTAGACCACACAATTAGCATAACACTACATTTAAAGTTTAAACCGTTTCTAGCAGAAGACACATTATTTGTAAAATATGCAAGGGAAAACATAGAGGCATAATATGGCAGTTAATAGTAGACAAAATAATTTATTCGCGGCAGAAGATTGGGCAGTAGCCTACCAAGCATATAGTCAAGTAGACCTCCAAGCATATGACTTCGATACCATTAGAAATGCAATGGTTAATTATATTAAAACTAATTTTCCAGAAAACTTCAATGACTATATTGAGAGTTCAGAATTTGTAGCAATCATCGAATTGTTAGCCTACCTCGGGCAAAGTATTGCATTCAGAATGGATGTTAATACAAGAGAAAACTTTTTAGAAACTGCTGAGCGAAGAGACTCAGTATTTAAACTTGCAAGACAACTTGGATACAATCCAAAACGAAACATTGCCGCAAGTGGTTTAATGAAAATTGTAAGTGTTTCGACTTCAGAACCGTTAACAGATAGTACAGGTTCAAGCATAAACGACAAAACTATTAGCTGGAACGATTCTAACAATCCAGATAGTTACGAACAATTTTTAACTATATTAAATAGTGCATTTGGTAATGTTAATAGATTTAGTAAGCCTGTAAAAACAGGAACTGTTGGTGGAATTATAACTGATAGATATGATATTAATACTCCAATTACTTCTCCACTAGCGTATAGCTTTAATGTAAATGTTAATGGCATTAGCAGAGTTTTTGAATTTGTAAATGTTGATTACGAAGACGCTGGCGTGTTTAGTGAGAAGCATCCAGATAGCACAAACAACTTCTCAATAGTTCATAGAAATGACGGACTAGGATCACTAAGTAAAAATACTGGATTCTTTATGATGTTCAAACAAGGCACATTATCGTCTGTTGATTACGACTATAGTACTCCTATTGAAAACAGACAACAAGTCATTGCTGTTGATAACATTAACGAGAGTGATGTGTACTTGTCAGAAATAGACAGCCTTAATAAAGTATTAGCTAAATGGACAAAAGTTCCAAACACAGTTGGGCAAACTTTAATGTATAACACTAAAGCTAAAAGTACCCCATTATTATATGCTGTACAAAACTTAGGACAAGGCGGAGTTAACTTACAGTTTGCAGATGGTAACTTTGCAACTGTTCCATTAGGGACCTTTAGAGCCCACTACAGGGTTAGTGATAACGAAAGATTTGTATTACAACCAGATGATGTTAGAAACATTGTAACTACTATACCATACTTAACACAAGATGGAGAAGCATACCAATTAACAATTACATCAAAATTAGAAGGACAAGTATCAAACAGTTTGCCTGCTGAAACACTTGCTGGCATTAAAGAAAGAGCACCACAGGCATATTACGCCCAAGACAGAATGGTTACTGCTCAAGACTATCAAGTACTACCTTTAGCAAAAAGCACAAACATTAAAAAATTAAAAGTTACTAACAAAACACATGCTGGACATAGTAGGTATATCGACATTACCGATCCTACTAGTACTTTCCAAACTACAACTAGTATTGCAGAGGACGGAGCATTATATGAAGAGGCTAGTAACTCTAGTGATTCATTTATTGTAACAACTACTAATACTACACAAGATTTTATTAATACTAAGTTTCCAAGCATTATTAAGAACTTAAAACTTAATGATTTTATTTACAGCACCTTTAGAACTAAAGTTAAAGAAATTCCTGCTTATGCTGACATGTTTGATATTTCATTATTTGGTATAGTATGGAACACATTGCCAAGAAAGAGTACCGGGGAATATGGTTATATGTCTGAGATTTATACAGCATCAGGCACACCAACAGACGTTAATATTTCGAATACACTCTTTAAAATTATACAACCAGGATACATGTTAAAATTTTATAATCCTTTAGACAAGACAAAATTTGAATGGGTTAAAGTTATTAGTGTAGACAATAACGGTGTTAGAAACTCGGCTAGTAGTACAGCTAATGGCCCAGTTAAACTTAATAAGAAAATCACTAACGGATGGAAGTGTGATGAGCTAATTGTTATACTTAGAAAAACATTATTCGCATTAGAAGAATCACAATTAAAAGCGGCGATGGAGGCTCGAAGAACATTTGGTGTAAGATTTATGCCAAGCGACAACAGGTATTACATTATTGAAAATAACAACCTAAGTTCAGAAGTAGACTTTAGTGCATCAAACACAGGCGATACATCAGGAACAGGAGTAGACGCAAGTTGGGTTTTGAAATTTAGCTATGCTAATGTTGATACATTAACTTACAGATACGATATTGAAATTAGAGGAACACAATTTGTGTTCGAAAGTCTAGAAGATGTTAGATTTTATAATGTTAACGAAAACAGATTACAAGACAATGCAACAGGGTTAGCAAAATACGATTCAATTGAATTACCAACATTAAACATTAAGCCTAGTTTTACAGAAGGCTTTACGTGGGTAGATACGGATACTGACATTATAGGCGACAAGTGGTATTTAGGCACCACTGGATCTTACTTCGACAACATACCATTGATTTCCAGAAACGTTAAACACTATGATGTGCAAGTTTCTGTTACATCTAACTTTGGTCTTTATACGAACGGTGTTACAGGCTCGTTTGCTTTACCAACAGAAATAGAATTAGGTACTAGTAAAACAACAACTGATAACGGTAACGTGGTCATAGTTGCTGATACTGGAGTTGTTGATTCGCTTCCAATTATAACAATACCGTTTAGTAATACAACATTCGGCTCTAATATTTTAGATGGTAGTGGCGATATAAGATATAGATACAACAACGCTGATTACACATTATCTACTACAGATACTGCTGGACTTGCTCCTGCAGGAGTAAATTTCTTATTGCTAGACAGTAATGTTACAACACAAACAGGTAACATTAAAGTAAACTTGCAATCCAGACATCACTACGGCATAGACAATACAACTAGAAATAACAGAAGCGACCTTATATCAATTAAGTATGTTAACGATAACAGTAGACTTGACACTCCGTTAGTATATAGTGCTATAGGAAACTTTAGTTACCCAGACGGTTATACTGATCCTAAGAAAGTTAAAGTTACACCTGTTAATACTGCATCGTCAGACAGTCCTGATAATCCAATTCAGTTTGAACAGTTTGTAGGCTCGGATGATATTATACTATTTGAAAATTACGAAGACTTTGACAGCTATACTTACACTAGACCAATTAAAGCAGGCATACTAGATTTAAGAAAAGAGGCTGGTGTTAACTTTAGTGCAGACTTTAGTTATATTGCTGGTAACTCAATTGGAGATGCTACTGTAGAACCTAGAACAGGCGTAACTCATGCTACAGCAGATTACGAATACTTTTTAGTTAAAACTAAAGCAGTTGTTAACCAGTTTAATAACACTTCGGGTGCATTACATAATAAAAAGATTTATGATAAAGATACAGGCAAAGTATTTATTCTAACTAAGAGTAGTACAGACTTAACAAGAGTTAGTAACTATGAAAGTTCAGGTCACTTTGCTAAGAAAGGTAGAAGCTTCACACAAAATACTAAGTCACAAAGACAAAACAGCATTATATTTAAATGGACACACGTTGCAGATAACAGCATGAGAATTGATCCTAGTGTAAGTAATGTACATGAATTCTTTGTACTTACTTCTTCTTACTGGGCAGACATGCAATCTTATATTAAAGTGCCTGGGACTGATTTCCCAATAGCACCTACTAGTTCAGAACTAGAAAATGAATTTGCAATACTGCAAAACTATAAGTCTGCTAGTGATCAATTAGTATTTAAGAGTGGAAGATTTAAATTAATATTCGGTCCCGATGCAACTGATGAGCTACAAGCAAAATTCAAAGTTGTTAGATTACCCGGAACAAGTTTAAGTGATAACGAAATTAAGACAAAGGTGGTTGCGGCAATCAATAGATATTTTGATGTTGACAATT